CATTGAATGTACAAGGTGATACATCATTATATGGTGATGTGAAACAGGTTGGTGGTAATAACACTGGTGCTGTTACTGTAACCAGAGGACAGTTAGGAACATCTGATGTAACACATAACATTGGAGATCTTAACAGTCTTAATGTTGATCACTTTAGTTATACAGCAAGGTTTGCTGATGAATTAAGATTCACTTCTGCTGCGGTATCTAATAATACTTTAGTTGTTGATAACAACCTTGGACCTTCTAACTATTTTGTTAACGGTAACATAGTACAATTTACTAATATTACTGGATTAACTGGTGTAAGTGTTGGTCTTAACTACTATGTTTTAGATTCATCAGGACAGAACTTTAAGTTAGCATCTACTGTTGGTGGTGCTGCAATTTCAATTACTGGTACACCAACTGATGCTCGTATTATTCTAGATGGTCATAAGATTGATACATCTGGAGCTGGTGGTGGTGGAACTGCTTGGGCTGCTGGTGACACAACACTATTGCTCAACAATGTTAATGGTATCACAGTTGGTGATATAATATTAATAGAGAATGAGATCATTAGAATTGCTGCTCCACCAAGTGAGGCTAACAGATCTGTTGTAGTTCAGCGTGGTCAGTTCTGTACGACTGATGCTTCACATGCAGATAATACATTTGTTGCTGCATTAGTTTATACTCAGGATGCAACCTTCATTAGAGAAGGTGATGCTGGTGCTGGAGACACAACATTAAATGCTGGTGCAACTACAATCCAATTAGGTGAGTTTGGTGGCACATTCAAGGCAACTGACTACTTAAGATTGAGTGCTGATCCTGGTGGTGCATGTCCTTCAGGTGAATTTGTAAGAATCACTGCTGTTGTTGATGCAAGTGCAGAAACATTCATTATTAATGATGGTGCTTCTCCAACTCCTAATACTAGATTAGCAATTAACAGTGTAACTGGTGCAAGTACAAGTACTTTGGTTGCTCCTGCTACACTTACTGGTACTGAAGACTTCACACTTCAATTAACAACAGAATATAACAGGTTTGTAATTGAAAGTGATACATCTGGTACTGAGGAGATTGTATTCAGAAGAGATGGTAGAATCACTCTTATTGGTGATGGTACTTCAACTGCTCCTGCTGCAATACTTGGTGAGACAGGTAGTGCTGCATTTACTGGAGACCTTTGGGTAACTAGCACAGATGCTCTTGCTACAAGTGGTAACTCTGCAAGCCTTGACACTGGTAGATTGAGACTTACTCAAACTAGTGGTGATCTAGATCTTGCTGGTGGCATCGACATGGACGGTGACTTTAAGATTTACACTGGTACAACTGGAATTAACTTCAGTGGTACACCTAAGTTCTCAGTCACTGCAAGTTCTGGTGATGTAGCAATCGGTGGTGATATTAACCTAACAGGGTCAATAAATATTGGTGGTATCGATAACTTAATCACACCTACAGGTGGTAGAAAGTGGTTATATCTTGATGATCCATCAAACACAGATGCTACTGCTCCAACACTTGTTGCTAATACTAACTACTTTATTAAACCAAGTGGTACTGGTGTTGTGTTAGTTCTTAAACTGCCCACCGCACCTGCTACAGGAGATATGATAAGGATCATTGACTTAGGTGGTGCTTTATCCTATAATTGTCAGTTAGTTATTCGTGCTGCTACAACTGTAGAAGTACAAGGTGATGCAACTGGTACTACACTTGGTGGACTAGGTACTAACTGGACAGGTGGTGAACTAATTGTTAACACTCCTAATGTTGGTCTTGGTTTAGTATATGTTGGTGCTACTGATGGTGCAAACACAACTATTGCTTCCTCTGATAGAGGTTGGAGAATCGTAGAGGTTTAATAAATGGCAGTTAATTATAACTTTCAAAAATCACTTAAAGGGACAGCGATTGGTACGATTGTCCCTTGGACTGGTGACCTCACTAAGATACCAAAGGGATGGCTTCAATGCAAAGGTCAGGAACTAGATGTTGCTGACTTTCCATATTTGTATGAGGTTATTGGAATTAAGTATGGTGGTGTGGCAGGAAATAGTTTCAAGATACCAAACATAGGTGCTAAGTCATTAGTTGATTATCATACATCACACGATAGTCTTTCTAACTTTAATATTCCAACCTCATTTAAAAATTTAATTGATGATACTGACGACAATGCGAATGAAGTTAATCCTATTCGTAATTCAAATATAGATTTATTTGCATCATACAATCAAAATATTAATACATTCCTAGGTTTTGTTACTGGTGTCACATTGAATGATCCAGTATTTTTTGATGGATTAACAACTGCTGGTAGAGCATTGGGAGATTGGCACATAGGTACTCATGCACATGGTGGTGGTACTGGTGAAGGATCAGCTGGTTCAGGAACATTTGATGTTTGTGGTGCTCCTACTCAGTGGGCAGAAGCATGTCAAGATAATGGAAATGCTAACTGTTTCTTATTCTGTCCTGATGATTGTGGTAGTCCACAGTTTAACAGAATGGAAGCAAACACTCCTACTTCTGAGAGACAGAGGATAGGAATTTTTGATGGCAACCAAGCAAGTACAGGAGATTTTTATTCAGGAAGATTCTTAACAAGACCAGGTAGTTATTCTGCTCAGGGTGCTCAAGGTTGGGCTGCTAGAAGGGATCCAGGACAAAATCAAAGTACCAACTATAACTATGTTGATGCAGCCAATATGGATACAGAGTCAACTGTTACTTCTCCTTGGTCATTTGCTGCTGTTGATACATCACACCCATTTGCTAACTTTGTTAATGCTGGACAGAGTACTATGGATGCACATATACACCCATCGATGTTCTATTCTATAACTAAAGGTAGTATGAATGTTCCAGCAACTTTAGTTTTAAATAATGTTGGTAGAGGTAACATGACACCATTAAATGCTGGTAATGTTGGTATTGGTACTGTTGCATGTAATATGCAGACACCTCAGTTATCCATTTTACATATCATAAGGACATATTAAGATGGCAGTAAACTACGGATTTGAAAGAGGTAAGTATGGATGTTTTCCAGGTACTATTATTGCCTTCCCTAGAACATTAGATGGTAAGAATCCTAATGATACAGATCATAGAGCTAAGTTACCAGCAGGATTCTTGAGATGTGATGGATCTATTCTTAATGGTAATGATTATCCAAATTTAAAAGAAATTCTTGGTGTTGGTGCTAACTCTAAGTTTAGGAAAGGTGAAACAGTATTAAAAGAAGATAATGCTGAGAATGCTGATAGTGGTGGAACATTTCAGTTACCAGATTTAGGTGCTAAATCTATAATTGCTAGTAATGCATCAGGTGTATACACTGGTGATACTGTAGATGATAATAATACTTCACCAAAAACAATAGTTCCTAAGGTTGGTATTGGTGCTGATGTTACATTGAATCAGGGAACGACTCTCAACATGAATTACAGTGGTGCATTCTCAACTCCTCAATGGGACATACCTTTCATTAGTAATCAGAACTGGGGTACTAATATGGGAGTTGTATTTGATACTGCGACAGCAAATGATACTGGATTCCTAATGCATAGTCATTTCAGTAATTTGTCTGTATGGGCATATTCAAATACTGAAGACTATACTGCAAGAATGTCTGTATCAGATGCTTCACCAGAATTTCCTGGTATTAATAGTGTTGCAGTTATAGGTCAGGTAACACCCATTGCTGGTAGTCAGACTCAATCTGTTCACCAACATACTGTTCAAAGAGCATTTCCAACAAGAAATACTAATGACTTTGATGCTCATATTAACGCATTTACTTCTGATGGATTTAATGTTGTGACAGAAACCAAATTGGTTGAACAAAACACCATTAAGATGGATGATATTGTTCCTAAGTATATTATAGTAGAGTTCTTTATTAAGTTCTGACATGGCAACTAATTACTCAAAAGTTCATTCAAGAGTTGGTGCTGCAATAGGCACTATAATTAGTGTGCCTAAAGATAGTACATGGACTAATAGTACAAACCCAACAACCGAAGGATCTAACTGGCAGTTGGATGATAATTATCCAGGATGGTTACCATGTGAAGGTCAGAGTTTAAGCAAGTCAGATTATAGAGCATTGTATCAGGTTGTAGGAGATACATATGGTTCTACAACAACAAATTTTAGTTTACCAGATTATAGATCTAAGAAGTTAGTAGGAACTGGATCAGTTGATGGTAATCAGCCAGGAGGATTAACTCTTACACCTACTAGTGGACCTGGAAATTCATTAGCAGAACCAAATACAGCAGGTTCAGAAGGTGGTGTGTATTCTGTTACAACAGTTAGACAATTACCACCATCATCTGAAATTACACCTGGATCTCCATCTACCCCAGAAACTATTGGTGGAGGTGCTACCGATACATTTAATATCAGTACATTCACAACAGATGGTTTTGGTCAGGTAACAACAGTTGTCAATTCTGATATTAGTGGTACAGTAAATTGGTCTGCTGGTGCAACCAATACTGGTACACAAGCATTTCCAACACCAATACCAGGTCCACACTACCATGAGATAAGATATGCTCAAAGAGGTAATACTCAGGCAGCATCTGGTAATCCTTATGCATCAGCACAAGAGGTTGGTTTCATGAACACTGTTGAGGCAGGTGTCTTATCATACACTAGGTTTGGTGAATCACTCAGAAAGCATAGTCACATGTTAAACTGGGGATATGGAACAACCTATGCAGGATATGGTAATGATGAAGCAGGAGGATCATCAGGTCTTGTAAATAGAACTGAAGTTGGTGGTAATATCAACCAGAAGTTTGGAGATTCATTTAACCCTGATAACAACAGGGGTAATGTTGTCAACAAGACTGTTGGAATCTCTAATAATACTGGAGATACTCTTGGTGTATTCTTTAATGTTGGTACATTCACATTGTCTAATGCTGCTAAATCTCAATGGGATGCAGCACTTGACATGAGATTACAATCAGCAGAAGAATTACCAGTCAT